GGCTAACTCCAAATGAGAAAAGACAAGCAATGAGTTATGGTGTTGAATCTGACAATGAAAAACTTAACGATTATTATATTCCAATGAACCTTGTACCATTACAAGATGAGGTTATTAGCGAGGACTTTAAAAGTGTTAAAGTAGATTATAATGAACTTCTTGATGTTAAGAGAGAGGTTCGTAGAGATGTTTATACAACTCGAGTTGAAGCAAGTGAAAGAGCAGAAGATATTGGTTGTCAAGGTGTTCATTCACACGATGATAATGGAAATAAGGTTTATATGCCGTGTGCATCACACGAAGAATATGAAAGAATAACTGGAAACGAATTAAAGACAAACGACAACGAATATACATCTAAACAAAATTCATATAATAATTATCCACAAGGTGCTACTAACAATGCAAAGAGAATGTTAGAGTGGAGAAAGAAATATGGTCGTGATGTTGTTAAAGGTGGCACAGAGGTTGGTTGGAAACGAGCAAATCAATTAGCTAATAGAGAATCAATATCACTTGATACTGTAAAAAGAATTCATAGCTTTTTAGCAAGACACGAGGATAATGCAAAAATATCTGAAGAATATAGAAACGAACCTTATAAAGACAAAGGGTATGTAGCTTATAATCTTTGGGGTGGTAAAGCAATGATTTCTTGGGCTAAAAAGATTTCTCAAAATGCTGACTAAAAAATTCAAAAAAAATTATCAAAAAGATTGGCTTAATCAATTAGATATTGCAGAAGCTAAACAAGATAAGAAATGGGTAAAATATCTTGTTAGTGAAAACAATCAGATAATTGATGAGTTTTTAAAAGCTAATAAAAAAATACCTGACCTACAATCTAAATTTAAGAATAGCGACTTAATAAATCTTTATGTTGAACTTTATCAAGAGGTTGGTAATAAGTTTGCCAGGTGGTATGCACAAAACTTTGACAAATACATTACTAAAAATATTGATGTTGAATATGAGGATATTTGGAATCAAAAATTTGCATACATAGGTAGTCAAGTGGCGGGAACAAGAGTTGTTAGTGTTGGTGGTAATCGTAAAAAAGAATTAACAAAAACACTAAAAAGATATATGGCAGACCCCGACTTTCAATCAATGAATGAGGTACAAGCGGGTAGAATATTAAGAAAGAAGTTTAAAGATATGTCGGTTGTAAATGCAAAACGAATTGTAAGAACCGAAAGTACTAATGCTGCGAACTATGCTACTAATCAAAGTGCCACCGATGTTTTTGGCAAAGAAAACCTACAAAAAGAGTGGATAGCTAATTTAGATGAAAGAGTAAGAATTGACCACGCTGAAGCAAATGGACAAGTAGTCGATATGGATAAAAACTTTTTAGTGGGTGGTGAGGAATTAGCATATCCAGGTGATAGTAGAGGAAGTGCTGCTAATGTAATAAATTGTAGATGTACAAATGCACCTTTTCCAAAAGAAGCAATTATTGAGGGAAGTATTCCACAAAGAATTGAACCAACTCCTGTGAGAGTTCCAAGGCAAAGAGTGGTGCAAGAAGGAAAACCAAATTTTTATCCAAAAGAAATTGATGAATTAAAAAGATTAGGTTTTGAACTACCAAAAGATGATGGATATTTAAGAAATTTTGTAAAACCTGTAAACTTTATACTTAATAAAAACAGAACAAGTAACTTTTATCTCCCAACCAAAAATAGTGTTAATTTGGGTTTAAAAAAAGTAAAAAATAATTGGTGGACTATTGGTAACGGAAGTCGAGTTCTTGTTCACGAAATAGGTCATTCAATACATACTACAAGAAAATTAGCATATAGACAAGGTTCTGAATATTTAGCACACCCAAAATTTAAAGCCAAAATGAACGATTGGAAAGAAAGGTTTATGAGTAATAAGAGGTTGTCATCTCAAATGTCAAAAATGTTTAAAGAACTTGATCCTAATGGAATATTAGTTTTACAAAGCGATAATTTAGCGAGAAGTATTAATCGAGGTGTTTCAACTTATACACCCTTACAAAACTTAAAAAAATTAATGCCAAACATACCATATAATAAATTGAGATGGTACTTTGTGTCGACTAACGATTTTTTTGGTGCAATTAATAAAATGAAGAACTTTGGATATGGTCATAAGAAAGGTTATTATTTAAAAGCAAAAGGTGGTGATTATGCAGAGGTCTTTGCGAATATGTATGACTGGAAATACAATGGAAATCCAGTGATGGAAAAATATTTTCCTAAACTCTTTGAAGAAGCAATGGATTTATTAGATGAATTATTAGAAACTGGACAGTTTACACCAACAAAAATATAATTATGGAAGATTTTGAAAAATTATTAAAATTACAAGATGAATATTTAGAGCTTCACCCTAATTCAGAAGTTCCTGATATAAGTTTTCCAGGTGGTGATATTGATAAACTGATAGAAATGTTAGAAAATGCCAATGGAAGAAAAATAGAAGCAATAGAAGATATAAATGCTTTTGATTTAGTAGAATATAAATATATAGAAAATTAATATCTTTGTAAAATGGAAAATATAATATATAAGTCAAGTCCAATCGGTGAATTAGTTGATGCCGATGAAAAGAGTGGAATCGTAAAAGGTTATGGTTCTGTATTTAATAATGTTGATAGCGATGGTGATATAATTACACCAGGTGCATATACAAAAACGATTATGGAGAATGGAAGTCGTGTAAAGTATTTATATCAACACAATATGGATCAACCTTTAGGTAAAATGGTAAACCTATATGAAGATGATAAAGGATTAATGTTTGAAGCAAAAATACCTAAAACACAACTTGGAACTGATGTATTAGAGCTTATGAAAGCAGGGGTAATTACTGAAAATAGTGTTGGTATATTACCACTACAAAAAGAAGCGGGAGTAGATGATGGATATAATAGAAAATTAACGGAAGTAAAACTTTATGAGATTTCTGCCGTTACACTTGCTGCAAATGATGAAGCGATGATATTAGATGTAAAAGGAAATGTAGACAAGGAAAAAGTATTGAAAAGATTTGATAAACTTGTGAAATTAATTCGCAAGGGTAACATTTCTGACAATATGGGTTATGCAATCGAAGCAGAACTCATTAAGCTAAAATCTATTTTTAACGATAGTGCCACTTTGCCAACTGAAATTGATGTTACAGAGCCGACACAGGTAAAAGCTGATAATAGTGATATATATAATTATTTGTTTAATAAATTAAATTCGTAAAAAATGAACGATGAAATTAAAAAAGAATTAGACCAAATAGGAAATTTGGTTGATTCTAAAATTGAAAAAGCATTCGGTCAAGCTAAAGATAACGCTAAAGGAGAAGTCGAAACTTCACTAAAAAGTGAGATTGATAACCTAAGCAAAGAGTTTTTAGCGAAACACGATGATGCTACAAAAAGAATGGACAGTTTTGAAGTTGCACAAAAAAAAGCAATTACTTCAAATGAACCAACTAACTTTAAAAGTTCTTTAATTAAAAACATCAATGAAGGTGTAATTGAAGGATTATTAAAAGGTAACTCAAACGCTGCAAAGTTTGAGATGAAAGCAGGGGATATGACTATGGCAAATTCCTACACAGGAGTTGTTGCAGGTGAAACAGTTGTTCCTGGGATTAAATACGATCCATCAAGAAGCGTAAACATTAGAAATTTAATTCCTAATGGAAGCACAAATGCACAAACAATTAGATTCCCAAAAGAATCTGCTTATGATAATGATGCAGCTGCTACCGCTCAAGGTGCAACCCTTCCTGCATCAGATTTTGACATTACTGCAACTTCAGTAAATGTTGAAAAAATTGGTACTTTCATGAGAATTACAGAAGAAATGTTAGCTGATACACCACAATTATCATCTTACCTTTCTGCAAGAGTTCCTGGTAAAGTTTTAGCAATTGAAGATAATGAAATCCTTAACGGAGATGGTTCAGCACCTAATCTTGATGGATTATTTACTGATGGTACTGCTTTTGTAACAGGTGATACTGGTGCATTTTACCATGCAGTTGAATCAGCAAATGAGTACGATGTACTTGTAGCTGCTTTAAACCAGTTAGCATTATCAAACTATACTGCAAGTAGTATTTTAGTAAACCCAACTGATATGCACAAAATAGCATTATTAAAGGCAACTACTAATGAGTATTTGAGAAACCAAATTTATTCAGGTTTAGTGCCAACAATTATGGGAGTACCTGTTACTGCTAACACGGCAGTTACTGCAGGAAAATTCCTCGTTGGAGATTTAAACCAAGCGACACAACTTTGGATTAGAGAAAACCTTTCTGTTGAATTCTCAAGAGAAGATTCTACTAACTTTAGAGATGGTTTCGTAACTGTTAAAGTATCTGAAAGAGTTGCTTTAACTAACTACCAACCAAATGCAATAGTACAAGGAACGTTTAGCACTGCTAAAACAGCACTTGAAACTGCATAAGTAATCGAGTAGTAATTAATTAAAGGGGCTTAATTGCCCCTTTTTTTATACCTAAACATTAAAGAATATTAAATAAAGTAAAATATATTTGTGTATATCAAATAAATTGGTTTACTTTGAAGAAAATTAGAAAATATGAATAAAGAACAAATAATAGAAGCTATAACATTTATCGCATATACAATAATAGGCGTAGGAATGTTTTTTTGTTTATGGTCAATATCAATAATATTAGGATTATAATGAAAAAAATATTTAAAGCAAGTCAAGAAGATTTTGATTCAAGACTATCAAAAACATTAAAAGGGTTGGACCAAATAGATTCTAATATTAAAAAAATAAGATTAGAATATGATATGTTTAAAAATTATATATCAGAAAAAGCAGATAAAGGATGCTTAAAAGCAAAAGAAATATTAAATAAATCAAGATGGTAAAAATAACATATAAAGCAACACAACAAGATATAAATATGCCAGTTGATTTAAACTTGCAAAAAAGAATCATTAAGTATGCTTGTTGGGGATTAGGTGTGTTTACGTTTTGGGCAGCATTAGCAATTAACTTTTTATTTTGGTTATTTAGATAATGGCAGCACCAAAGAAAATAGCACCAAAAATAATGAAGATTATATCTAATCATTGGGATATAAATGACATAACACAAGATACTTATTTTAAGGTTTTGAGTTATGCTTACGGAATAGAGGACACTATAATTGAAAGTAAAAAGAAAAAAGATGGATCACTTAGAGATTGAAAGATATCAAAGAGAAGAAATAGAAACAAAGGAATGTTTAAATTGTGGCGTTGAGTTTAAAAGTCATATTGATATTCCAAAACAGTATTGTTCTAATGTTTGTTATTATAGTACATTAGAATAATTTTTTTTTCATATTAGTTAGTTTTATTAGTCAAGTGGTTAATTTCGGTTAGCCACTTTTTTTGTAACTTTATTTTTGTGGATAGCAATTCCAAAGGTTGTATTGCTGAATATAAGTTCGGTATTGAATGTCTTAAAAGAGATATTAAGGTTTCTTATCCTTTAGTCCACACCTCTTTTTATGATTGTGTAGCCGATACAGGAGAGAATATGTATCGTATCCAAATTAAATCTACGTCTCAAGATTATCAAAAAAACAGAAAAACAATTCATATACAATGGAAACATAGTTACGAAACAAAAGATGTAGATTTTTTTGCAATATGGGTAGAAAAATTTAATGGTTATTTTATTTTTAAAAATGATGGTAAAAGAAAAGCAGTTAGATTAAGTTTGACAAATGCTTATTCAAAATTTTTTAATAACTTTGATTTTAAATAAGACATTGTTTGTCTTAAATAGTTTTTCTTTCTTTATTCTAATTCAATCAAATGCACTGTAAACTTTATGGTGCATTTTTTTTGTATTTTTGTTTTAAATAATAAATTATGTTAGAAGATATATTAGAGTTTTTTGGTATCATAGAAAGAGATACTAAAAAGACAAAAGAAACAAAGGAACTAAAACAAGCATACAAGAAAAAAATTAAAAAAAATAAGTAATGACATATTATAGCAATCCTTTAAATCGTTTTCATACACAAATTAAAATTACTGCTACGACAGGATCAGAAATAATCAATACGGCAACGGCTAAATCATATTTAAGGGTTGATACAACTGCTGATGATACTCTAATAGGTCAAATGATAACACAGGCAAGGATTATAATTGAAAACTACATTACGAAAGACATAGCGGCTAAAACAAGGAAATTGTATTTAGCGAGTGTTGATGAAAGGTTTGTTTTACCATTTTCGCCAATAGCATCAATTCAATCAATAACTGTTGAGGGAACTGCAACAACTGCATTTACGGAGTATGGGCTTGATGATACAATCATTGAACTTAATAGTTTACCATCAAAAGAAGTCATAGTGAGTTACACAACGGCAGGTATGAATGATAGCTTTTTAATACAAGCTAACCTACAACTTGTTTCTACTTTGTATGATAATAGAGCAGATTTTGTTATTGGTCAAACTGTAACAGATTTACCTACAAGTGTAAAAGATATATTAAATTCATATAAAACAATGTTTATATAATGAATTCAGGAAAATTAGACACAAGGGTTTTAATAAAAAGACAATCTAAATCTGCTGATGGGTTTGGTGGTTTTTCATCTACCCTTGCAACACAAACAACAATTTGGGCAATGGTTAATTATACTGGTGGTGATATTGCCACAAAGAATGGTAAAAGAGATCGAAACCTTGTAATTGAACTTACTGTTAGAAAAAAAACTGCTGATGATATAAATACGACAGATTTGTTAGAAATAGAAAATGAAAGCGGACAGTTCCAAATAAATAATATGTTTGATAGTAATTACAAGTATTATACAACGATAACGGCAACAAAAAGAGA